TCCTGTCAATACATTGGAAGTAAAAAGACGTCGTAAAACTATCGAGTAAAGGGTGAGTTATGGCAATTTATACCGCCAACGATCAAATTAATGGGGCGCTACGTCTATTAGGAGTATTGGCGGAAGGTGAAACGCCGTCTGCCGCCACATCGCAAGATGCTTTAGCTGCTTTAAATCAAATGATTGATTCATGGAATACTGAGCGTCTATCGGTATTTTCTACGCAAGACCAAGTATTTAATTGGCCACCAAATGTACTCAGTAGAACGCTAGGGCCTACAGGTGACTTTGTAGGTAATCGACCTATTCTATTAGACGACTCTACTTACTTTATTGACCCTGCCAACGGTATATCGTTTGGTATCAAGATGATTAATCAACAGCAATATAATGGTATTGCGGTTAAGACAGTCACTAGCACATACCCGCAAGTCATATTTACTAATATGACGTACCCTAACATTGAGATGTTTATATATCCTAAACCGACTAAAGTGTTGCAATGGCATTTTATTTCGGTTCAGGAGTTAACCCAACCAGCTACGCTTGCAACTAATATATTGTTTCCACCAGGCTATTTAAGAGCTTTTAGATATAACTTGGCTTGTGAGTTTGCTGCCGAGTTTGGCGTTGAGCCAAGCCCACAGGTATCACGAATTGCAATGGCGTCTAAACGTAACCTAAAACGTATTAACAACCCAGATGATATTATGTCATTACCGTACAGTATCGTTGGCACACGCCAGCGTTACAATATATTCGCAGGAAATTATTAAGGATAAATCATGGCTACGATTGCTATTTCAGCTTTACCTGTCGCAACTTCCCAAGCTAGCGCTGATGTGTTGCCAATTGTGCAAGCTACAACTAGCACAACTAAACAACTGTCTGTAGCCAATTTGTTTACTAGCCCTACGCTAGTAACCCCAACTATAGGCGTAGCTACAGGCACAAGTCTTAGCACAACAGGCAATCAAGTTATTTCAAGTACAGGAAAGCACGGATATGCTACAGGTTCAGGTGGCACCGTAACGCAGGCTACTAGCAAAGCAACGGGCGTAACTTTAAATAAATCTACAGGGCAGATTACACTAAATGCAGCGGCATTAGCTGCTGATACAACTGTTAGTTTTACGCTAACTAATTCAGTAATTGAACTAGGCGATATTCTAATAATGAATCACATCAGCGCGGGTACGGCTGGGTCTTACTTATTAAATGCTCAATCAGCTGCGGGGGCAGCAAGCATTAATGTTCGTAACATTACAACAGGTTCATTATCTGAAGCTATTGTTATTGCATTTGCGGTAATTAAGGCTGTAACTGCATAAATAATGAAAACCCCGATTTTAGGTCAATCGTATGTTGCACGAAGTGTTAATGCGGCAAATGCCCGTATGGTTAACCTTTTTCCTGAAGTTGTAACTGAAGGAGAAGAAACAGGGTTTTTACAACGCGCACCTGGGTTAAAGTTTTTACAGACTGTTGGTACTGGCCCTATTCGAGCTTTGTGGGCGCATCAAACAAATGGTTCAGATTTCTATGTGGTATCTGGACAACAGTTTTATAAATTAACAGGCACTACAAGTACGCCTGTACTTTTAGGCACAGTAAGCGGTACAGGGCCTGTATCTATTGCCGATAATGGCACACAAATATTTTTAGCGTGTAATCCAAATGGCTACATATATAACGAAGTAACAAATGTATTTGCACAGATTACGGATCCTGATTTTGCAGGCGCTGTAACCGTATCGTACTTAGATGGTTATTTTGTATATAACGAACCAAATAGCCAAAAGATATGGGTTACAGCGTTATTAGACGGTACATCGGTTGATCCGCTAGACTTTGCTAGTGCTGAAGGTTCACCAGATGGCGTTGTTGCGCTCATATCGGATCACCGTGAATTATGGGTGTTTGGTACTGACTCGGTAGAAGTTTGGTATGACTCAGGCGCTGCCGACTTTCCTCTTACCCGTATTCAAGGTGCTTTTAATGAAATTGGTTGCGTTGCAGCATTTTCAGTTGCTAAGTTAGATAATGGTTTATTTTGGTTAGGCACAGATGCCCGTGGTCAAGGTATTGTTTATCGTGCTAACGGCTACACAGGTGTTCGGGTTTCTACTCATGCAATTGAATGGCAAATTCAACAGTACGGTAATATATCCGATGCGGTGGCATACACATACCAACAAGACGGTCATGCGTTCTATGTAATTAGTTTTCCAACAGGTAACGCTACTTGGGTTTACGACGTATCTACGCAAGCATGGCATGAACGTGCGGGTTTTATTGACGGCAATTTTACAAGGCACCGTAGCAACAACCAATGTAACTTTGGCGGTACGATTATTGTTGGCGATTACGCAAACGGTAATATTTATCAACTTGATTTAATTACCTACGCAGATAACGGTCAACCTCAAAAGTGGTTACGATCATGGCGCGCATTAATGCCAGGGCAAAATAACTTTAAACGTACGGCACAACATACCTTACAACTTAATGCCGAGACAGGCGTTGGGTTAGAATTATACCCAGCGTATGAGCCTGAAGATATAGCAACAGAAGATGGCAAAGAAATTACGGCTGAGTTTGTACAAGGTTATATTACTACTGAGACGGGGTTAGAATTAACTACTGAATCTAACGATAACTTTGAAACACTTAGCACTATTAACTATCCTGAACCATATCCTAATGGTTACATTTTAGAAACTATTGGCTACCCAGCTTCACCAGGCTATAACCCACAAGCTATGTTGCGTTGGTCAGATGATGCTGGCCACACATGGTCAAACGAGCATTGGTCGTCAATGGGCAAAATTGGTCAATATGGCTTTCGTACCTTTTGGCGTCGGCTTGGCATGACACAAAAATTACGAGATCGTGTCTATGAAGTGTCAGGCACCGATCCAGTAAAGATTGCTATTACCAACGCTGAAATACTGTTGTCACCAACTAATGCCTGATCCAATTAACATTACGCAGATTCCTGCGCCTAGAGTTGAGTTAATAGATCCACGTACAGGTTTAATGTCACGGGAGTGGTTTAGGTTCTTTAACAACATTTATACAATTGTAGGTTCTGACTTAGGCATTATTCAGATACCAAATGGCGGTACAGGATTAAGTAGTTACCCTAGTAATGGTCAACTGTTAATAGGCAACACCGCAGGCAAAAGATACGACTTAAATACTTTGACGGCTGGCGCAGGTGTAACTATTACCAATGGTGCGGGTAGTATAACTATTGCTGGTACAGGCGGTACGGTCACTAGCGTGTCTGTAGTGTCTGCTAATGGCCTTGCTGGCACGGTAGCTAATAGCACTACAACGCCTGCTATTACGTTACGTACAACCATTACAGGTATTCTTAAAGGCAACGGTACAGCAATTAGCGCAGCCGTAAGCGGTACAGACTACGCGCCAGCTACAAGTGGCACGTCTATTCTGTACGGCAATGGTGCAGGTGGGTTTAGCAATGTCACCGTAGGCACAGGGTTAACCTTTGCAACTGGCACGTTAAGCACAAGTGGCACCGTAACAACTAATGCGCCAGTTACCAAAACGGCTGATTTTAGTGTAGCATCTACAGATACGTGGTTAATAAACAATAAAACAGGCTCTACTTGCACGGTTACGCTACCGTCGCCATCGGCTAACACAGGGCGGGTTTTATATTTTATTAACTATCAGAATCAATCATTAGTGTCAGCGTCTAGTAATGTTGTATCAAGGGCCGGTGGAGCTGCGGGTACAGCGATACTAGATAACGTAGCAGGTAATTGGGCAACCATTGTGTCAGATGGCACAAATTGGGTGACAACGCAAGCAGCAACATACAACAACTTATTGCTAGAATAATATGCAAATTGAGATGAACGTCACTTACGGACAAGGGTTTTTACCTAATAAGTCTTTTGACTTAAAAGGTAAGATTGAAGTCCTTGAAGATGCTTTTTTACAGCAACCTCAAATTGATTGTCCTGTTGTGCATCGTTTTGGCCCTAACATTTATATTCGTGAAGTAACTATCCCCGCGGGATCATTTTCAATTGGTCATTACCAAACTACAACACATTTAAACAATATGTTGGCTGGTAGGGTTACAATGATCAATGATGATGGTACGCATACTGAATTAACAGCGCCACAAACTTTTGTAAGCAAGCCAGGGCGCAAAATTGGGTATATTCATGAGACTGTAATTTGGCAAAACATTTACGCAACTAACGAAACAAATATAGAAACTTTAGAATCTATGTTTTTAAATAAAAGCGAAACTTGGCAAGAACATCAAAAAAATAGGCAATTATTGCTATCTTTTGACCATTCTGAAGATATTGCGGATTATTACGTTGCTATTGCCGAATACGGTTTTGATCAAGAAACAGTACAAAAACAAGTTCAAAATTTAGATGACCAATGTGATTTCCCGTTAGGTAGCTATAAAGTAATGGTTGCGCCATCAAATATAGACGGACAAGGGCTATTTGCTACAGGAAACATTGTTGCAGGGGAGATAATTGCCCCCGCTAGAATTAATGGGTTGCGTACGCCTGCGGGTAGATTTACGAATCATTCAAAAAATCCCAACGCAATCATGATTTTGTTGGATAATGGAGATATAAATTTAGTAGCTGCTACAACTATTGACGGTTGTCAAGGCGGTAATTTAGGTAAAGAAGTTACAATTGACTATCGTCAAGCGTTAAGTTTAGCGATAAGGAGAAATTAATATGTCTGGAATTGCAACCGTAATAGGCGGTAGTGCTATATTAGGCGC